TTCCTGATGGTTGTGAGTGGTTAAGCTTGTACAATCTCTTGCCACAAATGTGATAAGAATTAACAACACTTTCCCATAAACACTTGCGTACAACAGCATCTTCTTTTACATAAGTTGGGGATTGACGATAATAATCTTCTATCACTTCCAAAATTTGCCACAAGATATCTGGATGAAGTGTGCCATCATAATTACTAAAATCTCCAGCAACATGATTATCACCATACTTCAAAAGATGTTTTGCAAGCTTATCCCATTCGAGTGATTGACACCGAATACCAACAGCACTTTCAGTATCAATGCGTTTTTCCATAAGAAAAGCAATGAAAGAAATAAAGTACATGCGGAATGCAATGACAAAATCCATTGGAGCAGCGGCGAAAACTCTTGTCTTTCCAATTTCGACTTTCATTTTTGGCAGTGTTTCATCTTTAAGTGTGTCAACAAAGATGTAAGGTTGCACATAACCAAGTTTCATTTCTTCAACTTGTTTAGTAACGATTCTTCGTACTTGTTGAGCTTTCTTTCCATAAAGATCCCATTCAAGATTGCCAAACCAGAGAGTCTTACCTTTTGACTTTTCGTGACACCAAGGATAACCAGCCGATGTTACACGATTGATACCTTTGATATATTCTAAATCAGTTCCTTTAACGGCTTCATCAAAATTCAACACCTTCATGTTTGAATAGTTGCATTTTGACTTAGCTAATTGCTGTTTGTACGATAGGACACTTCTCTTCAGAACATTTGCATCAAGCGTTGGCACATTTTTGAATTGTTTCTGAATGCCTTTAAACATTGGACCATCTTCTTTTTCTGGATGCATCAGCTTTGCTGGAGCCATTTCTGTGGGATACACTTTGTTCAAGATTCGAGTTGAGTGAATCTTTGTCTTCACATTTGGATACGGAGGATCAAGAATGTCTCCTAATGAAACACAATTTCCTTGAACAATAGCCGCAGGTGTATCTTCTGATGGAACGTAAGTTGGCAAAATTTGTTCATCCTCGTCAATAATGGTGATCAAATCTTCATATACTAACGGAATGAAACATGCTTTCCCAGCGCAACCAGCAAAGTGAATTCCACAGATGCGTCGTGCACTAGTTAAGCTATCCATCAGGTAAACACTTCCGCAGTCACCTTCTCGTGAACCAATGTTAGTTGTTGCAGATTGACATGTGAAGCGAGATCCGTCAGTGTCAACTGTTTCTTGCAGTGTTAAATTCTCAACAATACCAAATTTTGTTTCGAATGTTTTGTTTGCACAATCGGCAACAGTCGAGACAACCCGAGTACCAACAAGATTTGAAAGATATGAACGTTCCATAACATGCTTACGCAGGTCAGGATATCTCATACATTTCTTATCCAATTGAATACAACACAAATCTGTCATTTGGCCCGCACGAGTATAATCTTTGACAAGTGGCTGCAAATCCTTCCAATAATAATCAATGCCAGTATCTGAAAAAGATGAACAAACACGGATTTTAAACAACGGTTGTTTTTCCTGCATGCGATCAATCAAACGAACATAATGAGCATTTATTATAAAGGTGCGTCCTACTGGAAAGAAAATTCTAATAGGGGATGCACCATTGATAATCTCATCACGGTCATTTAACCATAAGATTTTTCCCATGTTTGAGCGTAATTTGAGATTGAGATCAGATGCATTTGTGGAAACCCATCCTTCATATTGATTACAGAACATTCGTTTAGTAATATCAATATTATTGATCTCTTCTTCAGACATTGTTTTGAATACACTCCATGAAGGTATGGCGTCACGCAAAAATTCAACATATTCTTCATCCTGCATTCCACTTGCTTGTGCATGGTTCATAGCCTTGATTAGGAGACTGTTCCATCTTATGCGAGTTGCTGTCAAGTCATTAGAAAACCATCCTTCAACTGTCATATCAATTTCTTGAGGTCCATATTCCAATTTCATCTGAGCTTTTGAGATTCGTGTTTTTCCAGATTCAATGTGTGGATGTCCTTTCATTTGTCGTGATTTTCCAGATTCAATCGTCACTTGTCCTTTGTTCAAACGAGATTTTCCAGACTCAATCTTCACTTGGCCTTTATTTTGACGTGATTTTCCTGATTCGAACTCCCATGATTCATCTTCAGTTGTAACTGACTTGTACAAGTTGTAAACTGATGTTCCAAGTAAAAACAAACTAAGCATAATTATTACGCTATCGAAAACATGGTATTTCTTTTCTTGTTCTTCGAACCAAGTATAAACCGACGAGCAAATTTCGTAACAAGTCAATTTTTCATCCATATATTGCATTCCTGATGTATGTTCAACAAACAATTTCATGGTTTCATCAAAGTTATAGTCTTGACGGAAAGCTGCCCACATTTCATCATATTCATTCATTTCTGGATTCTGATAAACCGTAGAAACGTATCGTTCCTCCATTTTATCACAAACTTCATGAGTGTAAACAGGATAAACCTCACGAATTGTAGTGGGCCAATTGAACCATCCTTCAACATGAGCTGCTTCTGCCATCATTTGTCTTGCAAAATCTGCCAGGCCTTGTTTTTGCTTGGTGTATTTCTCTTTCTTTTCTTGTAAGCGAGCCAATAATTTGCGCATCAATTCCTGAAAATCAATAACTTCTTCACCAATCTGACCTGTCATGGGATTCCATGTTCGAAATTCATAAATGTCAACATTGATGGTGCCCTGTTTGAATTCTGAGCGCAATCGTCCAAATTGATCTGCAAATTCTGCCTTTAACGAGACACTATATGGCATATCAACTCTTCGGCAAACGGCTTCTTGTGAAACGAGTGATGTTGGTTTCAACATATTCAAATTGGTTGTAGCTACAACACACTTTGAAGTAAAAGTTGCTGTCTTCTTTGATTCGATATCGGCCATATGAAGTGGATATGGAAAAGGGTTACTCATGCGGATCAATTCCATGAATTCAATATTTGGGTTTGATGTTGTGTCTCGAACTTGTCCAAAATCATCAATCAAAGTTACTGCCTGATCCTGATATCTATCCCAGTAATCTTGCTCATGCATACGTGCATACAAACAGTTATCAATTGCCTCCTGAATTTGAGCATTCGTCATCTCAGGAGTAATTTTCTTTGCATGGGCTAAAACTGCTGAACCAATGTGATACAAGATTGATGATTTTCCAACACCAGAACCTCCAGTTAACATAAGTACAACAGGTTCAATTCGGTTCTTCAAAGATGCACCATGTAAACTACAAGCACGTTGATAAAGATTAACAATTGGTGCTTGCACCTTATCCAAAATAGTCACAATTGAGCGGTTTGTTCGGTATGCGATTCTCATTGCCATATACTTGTTGTACATGTTTTCAACTTCAACTGATAGTTCTGGCTTGTTCATCATCTCAGCTCGTTTTGTCATGTCGAATGTTTCAAGTGTTGCAATGAGTTCTTTGACATCATTTGGAACACTTTCACCTTCTCCAAATCCACAAAAATCAATTCCAAAATGTGTGAGAATTGTTTGGAAAATGTTACCAAAATTTTCTGACAATCGGGAAGCAGCAGAAACCAGTTTTGAATGAGCATCCAAGCGCTTAACAAAATCCAAATATGCTTTTTCTTGAAATGCAAATGTTGAACAACCGCACATCAAAGCAGCAATAACAAATGTTATGGACATAAATGGATGTTGAGAAAATCCCTGAACATGAGCAATACTTGCAACATTAATTTGAACTTTTGGGACAAACCATTTTGCAACATTCCATGTAAGTGATACTATAGTTAGGAATTTTGCAGCTTCAGCAATATACTTGTTAGATGAAAAAGTCAAACCTGCCATAAAGATTGATCGACCTAAAAACTCAAATGGGGTTAACGCCAACAAACAATAAATAACAAAGAAACCCAGGACATAAAGAAGATCATTATATCCAATAGTATTTGAAATCATGTTTGAAACTGTTGATGCAAAGTTCCAAAGTTTTTGGGCTGTTGAACAAAAGGATTTCACAGCAGTGATTACATTTGCGAAACTTTCAGTGACAAATTCAGCAATAGATGCAGTTCCTTCCTTGAACTTCCTTGCCAATCCTGCTACAAATGCATACATTGTTTCAAAACTCTCAACTTTTGAAGGACATGGTGATTCAAGATCCTCATTGAGAGCCTCTGACATTTCAAAGATCTCCTTAAAAGGTTGAAGACTGGCTTTATCGTTACATGCAGTAGTCAAGCTTGTAAAGGATTCAAAATGTGCTATGCGTTTATCATGCAATTTGCGCATCTTTATAGCAAGGAGTCGTGCGTTTTCACGTTCTCGAGCAATAATATATCGGGGAGTCGAGCAGAGCTGCTTAGGCTTTTGATAAGTAGCTCTCAGAGCGAGGGAGGGGTAAAGGTTTGAGGGGATTGGGTTGGTTTTTGAGAGAGTAGTCATTTTTGCGGCTATCTGTCGGGCAATATTCTGCAGCATAGGCTATCTAGAAAAGCGTCGTGATTATTATTGGAAACCTAAAGTAAACTTATAGGG